AAAAAGACTTGAACTGGTCCTGGCTCAGCAGCATCATGGTATTGACTTCGCGCATCGCGCCATCGAAGTCACTAGCCATCTTCAACGAAGCCCCACCAATAGCAAGACTGGCGCCTATCAAAGCAGCGCCCGCTATCTTCATCCTTCGGGCGGTTTTGTCAGAAAAACCCTGAACTGAAGTGCCCGCGCTTTTCAACCCCTTATTGAGGCCCGACACGTCGGCGCCGATCTTAACTATAAGGTCCGCTTTCGCCATAATTCACCCTTATTCACCACTTAATGCCTTAGCGACACTGGTGGCTACTGCTGTCAGGTTCCCGATATCGACCAGTTCGCCGATTTTATCGGGGGTGATCTTGGGGTAGCCCCTGTGCAGCAAAATGTAGAGCGTCTTGCGTAATGAGCTTGCCTGTTTGCTTTGTAACTGGTTACTGATTTCTTCAAGGCCACAGCCAAACTCGTCCTCGAGGTCAGCTAACACATTGAGGTTCAGGACGGGCAATTGGTATTCCTGCCCGTCCCCCAACATGACCGTCTGCCCCTCGGGCTTCTTTGCTAAGTTGCCTTTAGTCATATCCCTCCTTTTTGGCGGTTCCCCGATGATATCCTCGGGCTTATAGCGCCTGGTGCGGCTGCTCGCCAGGGTACACACGACGAGAGCCGCATTGTGGGCGCGTTCGTATGCTTCGACCGACCGCAAGTATTGAAATTCCTCAGCTAATGCGCGCAAATACCAAAACGGCTGACTACGAACATATTCCAAGGTCCAGCCCGTTTCGCGGATAATCAGCGCGATTAGCTCATTTGTCATGCGGTCGCAACGGTCAAAGTGCCCTTGCCGACGAAGTCATAGGAATACTCGATAAGCCCGTCCACGGCGACGCTATCATGGACGCCGGTAACAAAGGCACTCCCAGTCCAACTCTGCCCCGTAGTCGTGGATTCCTGCAATACCAGGGCGACCGCCGTGAAAGGCGTTATCGGTGTGCCATCTTTGGGCCCGCGGAATGAGCCGCCCCAGTCTGTCGGCCCCATAACCGGGTGAGGCAGCTGGCCATCGTCAAAGCCCCGGCCGTCCAGGACCGTAACAGTATAGTCCAGCGTCCATTCTCGGATTCCCGTTTGCGCGACTGTGCCAATCTGCACTTCGCCGCCATAACCTGCTAGTCTCATAGTAATACCTCCGTGTTTTTATTTGTCAGGAATGACCGCCAGGTATTTTCTATCTGACGGCGGATAATTGCCATGGAAGCCCGCTTCGGCATTCTCGACCTTTTTGATTGCCTGTTTCATAGCGTCTTCCTGGCTTTTAGCGTCCTTTATCTCGACTTCCACCAACCCCACCGTGATATAAACGTGAACCTGATAGTCCATAATGACCTCCTTAATCGGCCCATACCTGGGTTGCAAATTCGGTAGCAAGGTAAAGCACGCCCCCCCAGGCCAGGCTCGACAGCCCTAGATTGAGATTGACCTTACAATCCTCCGCGCTGCCATCTAAGGTTCTATCGCCTTGGATAGCCGCGACGACCGATTTCTCCCCGGAAGGCGCCAAGTAGGGCAGCATTTTCGAAATCGCCGAGGGCGTATCCTGCTTGCTAAATAGCAATATGACGCGGAAATTGTAGTCAGCGTCGGTCGTGCTGAGAGTTGTGGTGTAAGCGGTTTCACCGGGCAATATGAGCGCGGCGGGAAACTGATTGATACTGTCGGGTAAGTCCTTCAGGGCAAAAACCCGTAACCCCTTTATCGTTTTGAGCCTGATAGCCAGACCATCGCCGATTTCTAACATTCCCATTACTCGAACCTCACTTTGATACCGCGAGCCAGTTCGCCCAGGAATTGACCCATCTTATTCTGTAGCTGCTCTAAGGCGTAAGTGAAAGGCCCTTTCCCCAGTATTCTAGCAGACGAGCCCCTTTCGACGTGCCGGGCTTCCATCTTGGAGGTGCCATATTCGACAAAAGGCGCATACTTCACATTGGTAAATACCTCTCCGCTCTGCGGCTCTACCTTCGCAGAAATACTAGAGCGCAACCGCGTTTTATCAACTGGCGTGGCAGCCATTACAGTTGCCTGAAACCACATCGTAATCTTGCGTATCGAGGTAGATACGGGTTTTTTGAAATTGCCCTTATCAAGTTTACCCAATAGCGCCGCCTTACCCAATAATTGGAAGCTGAATCCTGTCATACGTATTGCTGCCTTCTATAAGGGGCGACCAATTCCTTTACGTCTGGATCGATACCCTTACTCGTTATCACCTGGCCCGTTTCGGGCGAGCCGACGACATCCTGGTAAGCCGAATCCTTACGCTTCCAAGCCCGCATGGCCATAATCAAGACGGCCTGGGTGATATCTGCGGGGTAATCATAAACCGATACGGCGTCGTCCTCGGAATGGGTTGCCGCCGTGGTCCCATTGACGGGCCTTTTGACGTATAGCTTGTTCTGAACCACGTCCTCGACGAACATCTGTTCACTGCCGACCCGCACGGTTTGCCCGACCTTGACAAGCGCCCCTGAATCAACCTCAAATTCCGTTTCAGAGGCCCCCAGGGAGCCCGCCAGGGCCGTTTTCTCGGTGAAGGGTGTGGCACAGTCCGCGAAACCAAAAATCCCCACGATTTCGACGCCTTGGGGCTGTCCTGGGGCAAAACTAGCGTAATTTCCGTTGGAATTCGCCATGAGAAGGATTTTTGGGTAACTGTTCAGCGGGTAAAGGTGATAGTCCGTAGCGTCCATTGTAACCTCGTAAGTGCCGTCCCCGTCGAAGTCACATTTGAGCGTCGTTATGGACAAGATATCGTCGGGTAACCACAACTGCCTGTGGCCCCCCGCGAAATACCTGGTTCCCTCATAGCAATAGAAGTAGCGACCTGTCAGCTTTATCTGCTCGACTTGGCGGCTGGCCGCCGTGAGAAGGCGCAGCAATTGAGTATTCTCCTGGGCCGTCGTAACGTCCAATAAAGCTTTCAGGTCATCTAATGTCGCATATACATTCATGGCGCCTCTTTGACCTCCACGCTATAGTTTTCTGTGGTTTCCCTCGCGCCTGACTTGGTAGCGCGCACACTGACGAGGTATTCGCCCGCGTTTATGAAGTCATTCTCCACGACGAGATATTTCCAGGTGCCTTCGGTAGCAATCACAACGTCAGCACTAGCAGACACTAGCGGGTGGCCCCAATTGCCCATTTCCCAGGCGTTGAAGGTTAGCGTATAGCCTGTCAGGTTGAATACGCTACCGTCGGCGTTGGTTATTACACCTTGCAGATAGAAGCCATAGTCGCTTCTCTGAATAGTCAAATCAGCCATTTTGCTTCACCTTCATATTCAAAGTTCGGTCCGCTATCGCGGCCGTCAATTCCCGGTCGGGCAAGCTCAGATTGAGGGTGTAGTAAGTCATTTTCGTTATACCGATGGTTACGCACAATGCCGCCCTGGTTGTCGTCTGACTGGCAAGGACTAGGGCAATGAGGGTATTGAGGGTAAGCGCGGCCCTCGTGGCCGTTAGCGACCTTAAGACAAGCTCGATCGGCGCCGCAATCGTTAGCTCTAATGCCGCGCGGCTTTCCGTCAGGGACCTTAACTGTAACGCGGTAATGACAGCGAGGGCCAGAGCTGCCCGGGTATCGCTTAACGACCTACCTGCCAGGGTTATTTGACTGACCAGCGCTAACGCGGCCCTTGTATCGGTGACCGCCCTCAGCGCCAGGCCGATCATCGTTTCCAGGACGACGCTGGCCCGCGTGTCGGTGACGGACCGGCACGCCAGCAGCGGCACAACTGCTATAACTAAGCCGGCTCGTGTATCGGTGAAGGTCCGCAAAACGACGGCGATTCCAGTAGCAAGACCGACCGCGGTCCTGGTATCGGTTAGGGATTTCAGTTGTAATTCGGTTGCCGCTGTAACTGAAATCGTTATGGTTACTCTTGTGTCAGTAAAGGATCGCAGCGCAACCGCAACTTCCGCCGTAAGAGCCAATGCAGCCCTTGTATCTGTTGAAGACCTGAGAGTTAATCCTACGCTCGAATCAAGCGTTATATCTGCGCGGCTATCACTACTACTGCGTAAATCTAATGTTACTAAGACAAGCTGGCTGCCTCTTCCGAATTCTGTAAGATAGATAACACAAGCCCGCCCGAATTCAGTTATGGCTTCGGTCGCTATTCTGCCATGCTCAGTGATTTGCACCATAAATCACCTATTCATCTAATTTGTGATTGTTTAGGGCTTTTCTGCTTCAGCCTGTCTCTCCGCAGCAGATTGAATAACTGCTCTCTTAACAATCTCCTTCTTGATGTTTTCGGGTAACTCTTTGACCGAGGTTAAGACTATCCCTTGGTTACTGAGATAATCACGGAGCAGTTGCTTGTCCGCTAGTGACAAGATTGTATGAGTCTTGTCCTCCAAGGCTCGTTTGCATATCTCATCACCACACTGCCTTCCCTTATTGAAGATGGCATTGTTAGCCCAGATGTCAAGGTCAACTATATCCCACTCCATTGCCTTCTCGACTTCATCATCTATTTCTATATTAAAGGTTTTCATGTCTCCTCCTATGCTATCTTTACGACTGTTAAATTAGCTTGTAACTGCCCAGCATCAAGGTCGGCATCAGCCCCAAAGTTGTGGTAGATTTTTGCCTCGATATAATCTGAGGCTGACATCGATACAAGGGCTATTGGGAAGGATGTTATACCACTAGCTATAGAAGTATGCCGTTCATCCTTCGCAATAGTAGACCCATTTAGGGCGATATAAATAACAACTTTCTTGTCTGCAACAACCGTGGCATCAGTTATCCTGCCACACGCAAAGATATAATATTTACCAGCTTCAGTAGCAGTAAACCTAGAATGAAATAGGTCATAAGTTTCCGTATCCACCATAATATCGGCATCGAGAGTCAACTCCCCACTATCAACGAAAGCAGTTACGGTAGCGTATGTGTTATCAGTTTTATTCCAGATTTCTGCCCCCACATCAGAGGCAGCAAATCCGCCATTAGCATCGTGTAGTTTAGCAAATTCAGTAGCATCGGCTGTCCCCGACTTAACGGTAGTATTAAACTCATTCTGTATATCAAAGGCTTCTGCATCGTATTTTAGCTTTGTTACTGTACCAGTTTTTACAACTTGGTCTACTGTGTTAAGATATGCCCTTGCACCTGATTGTTTCGCTAGTGTAAGAACTCCAATAGCACTGAGCTTGAAAGCCTCAACTCCTGCCGCATCCATCCTGACTATATCTTCGTCAGCCGATTCCTCAACCTGAATCTTAGTATCCCCGTCGGCATCCTGAATGAGCGTATCCTTGTCCTTATATGGTGTCCTAATCATGTCATGTCACCTTCGTATAGACGCCATCATAGGCTATCAGCTTTGTTGCTCCTGCTACATTCTTGACGCGAATCCTGTCTGTGTTCGTTACATGGAAGGCATACATAGCCAAACAGCCTGCGCCAATTTCAGAATGAAAGAGTAGGTTATTAGTGCCATCATAACGATAAACTTCTATATCGTCTTCGTGATAGATATTATGAATAACCGCCTCATGTCCTGCGGCTGGCTGAATATCGCAGAAAGCATCATCAGCCACACTTTCAATGTCCGTGAATTTATCTAATACATCTGCCATGTTATCCTCCTATTGCTGACTGCCCCGCATAGCCATAGTTAATTGCCTGTCATGCAGCTCCATATTGAGCGTTTGCTGCCTCATGGCTGTTGTTAAGGCTAATGCTGCTCTAGTGCTTGTCTGACAGAGCAGAGCGAGAGTGATCAAGGTATTCAACTGGATTGCTGCTCTCGTTGTCGAGGCGCTGCGACATTGTATCTCTGTAATTAGAGATATTGTCAGAATAATTGCAGCGCGTGTCGAAGTGCTAGAGCGCATTTCCAGCGAAATAGCTGCCAGCAGAGCTAAACTTGCCCTTGTATCTGTTGAAGACCTACATTCCAAGTAGGTGATTTCAGTAACTTGTATCTCTAACGCGGCTCGCGTATCGGTTTGGCTTCTCAGAGCCAAGCTGACTAATGTATCGAGAATCAAGGCGGCTCGCGTATCAGTTGAAGACCGACACGCGATTTCTGTTATTGCTGTTACTGTTATTGTCAGTCGTGCGGCGGTATCGGTAGAAGAACGCAGATGTAATCCAATTCCTGTCGCTAGAGTTAAATCGGCTCGCGTATCGGTTGCGGAACGTAGCTCTAATTCGGTTACTTCGGCTACCGTCAGCGTGATTGCCGCCCGGGTATCGGAAGACGAGCGAAGCTCAATAGACACACCCACGCCAAGGCTTATATCGGCTCTGGTATTAGAAACAGCCCTGCCAGCTATGGCGATTGCGACACTTATCGTTAAGCGCGCGTCAGTATCACTAGAAGAACGAAGACGCAGAGTAATGCCAGTGTCTAGTGCCAGTCTTGCGTCAGTGTCGGTGCTAGAGCGCAGTTCAAGCTCGGTAGGTGCAGCACCGTCTCCTGTGCCATAGAGGGAGAGCCCCCAACCTGCGGCAAGAGTAAAATCTCCCGTATCTTCAGGGTCGCAGTAATCGCCGACGATGGAATAACTTCCACTGTAGCCGCTGTTATCAGCGTCTACGTTAAGGATTTTATTATTGGATTCGTCAAGCCCAATGAATTCCCCAGCGGTGATGCTAAGAGTTAACCCTGTAAATTGTTGTAATATGTCATCATCTACTTCCCCAACTGATTCGGCGTCATGGCAAGTAAAGTTACCAGAACCATTATCCGTGAAAGTGCCTATTCGGCAATTATTTCCGTTTTGTGCGGTGTCGAACCAGGCTTCGACGGTATCAATAGTTCCCGTATCGTTAGCGGCATTGTTATAGTTAATGTGTGTGTCATATCTTAAAGCAGCATTTGCCGCTCTATCCTCCGCCGCCAACCCAACGTCAATCGTGCCACCCTTGCCTATGTGAAGGTCAATGCCGTCGGCAACGTGAGTTATACCAATATCAAACTCTGAAAGCCTACCGAGTAGGTCTTGCAGCCTGTTCGTATTCTTGTTTTTGTCTCTAGTGTCGCCAGCTACAAAGCGGTGCCTGACCTGTCCCTCTTGGAATGGCACTTTCTTCCATTCGCCTATGAAGGGAAGGTCGTTATCCCAGCAATGCTGATGAAAGGCGTAGAAATAGCGGAGACAACGTGTAATGTCTGCTAGGATTTCAGCGTCGGAAGCACTATGTAAGGGGTGTATGAAATGAACATGGAAAGGCTTATGTCCTTGATAATGCGGCTCACGAGGCGACAGAAAGAGGTCGAGGCGTAGCTTTATTCTATCCTTGCGTATTTCGCAGCCTGACGCGTTCAGCTTGGCATAGGGCATTCAAGTCCTCCCAAGAAGGCGACTTATGATGAAGGTTAGCCGGTGGCAAAGACAGCTATTGCAACTTCGAGGTCGCTTATTGCGACCGTTACACCGTCTGACCCTGTGGTTTTTGAAGTCTCAATGGTCGCGATATATAGCTCATTGCCCGCAGTTGTCGCATCCCAGACTGTGAAATGCGTTATCTCCTGCGCCGAATCAATCTCTGTTCCCGCCCACTCTACCGCAGCAGTATTCTTAGAGATTTGCTCCGTCGCAGTAGTCGAGGCAACCGCAGTTCCCATCGTAGCGGGCTTTCGGGCAATATCGGCTGTGCCGACCAGTGCTTCGTTTGCTGTGCCAGCGTTACCCGGGTCGCCCGTGTGCAGCATTAGATGTGGAGTTCCACCTTGCAGGTCCGCATCTAGCTTCGCATTAGCGTTCACATATCCCATTGCCATTTGTTACCTCCTGTTTGTCCAGCCGCATATCGGGCAAGACAATTCCTTATTCTTGTTTTCCTTTAATCCAGTATAACAGCATTCCGGGCATTCAGTGATGGTCGTTTCTGCCTCGGCGGCTTTTCGGTTTTCGTCTATCATGTCCTTTAGTTGCTGCCATGTCATAGTTCACCATCCTATTCCGCGGCGGCTCTTTTAACTCTCGGTGCACGCGTCGCACTTTGGTAGTTCGTGTCCGCGGCCTTCTTTGTGCCTTTGCTGATATTCCTGGTGCTCGCTCGTCGTCCATATTTCCTCGATTGTCTGTGTATTCAGGTCCCCGAACTTTATATCACCAAACGGGTCAAAACAGCAAAGGCATACCACGCCGGTATAGAGAACTGTCATTTGGTTGATGGCCCGCGGGCATTGGGTCCACCGCCGCCGTTCGTAAGGATATTGAAGGCCCGCCCAGGATTGATACCGAATAGCCGACCCGCCCGATTCTATGAACGCGGTTATTTCATCCTGGCTGATTTCGGGGTAGGCGACCATTGTGGCCCGATACTTTAGCCCGAGCCTGTCCATCAATTTGAAAGCCTGGACCACAGTCCAATAGTCCTTCAGCCCCATAACCTTTTCCCGCGTTTCGGGGCTCATCCCATTCAAAGAGACACTGAGCCGCAATTTGGGAATAGCCGCCAATTGGTGCACCAGGTCCGAAGTCAAGAAGCTGCCATTGGTATAGACCTCAATTTCCACACCGGGCAATCTAGCCCGCGCCAATTTCAGCCTGTCCATGAAGTCCTTATCCATGAACGGCTCTCCGGTCAACATGGGGTGAAACTGGCCCAAATTCGGCAAGCGGCTCGCTTCGTCGATTATCTTTTCGTATAAACCCTGAGCCATGAAGCCCTTCTCTGTGAATTGGTGCTGGGGGCAAAAGACACACTTCCCGTTACAATGATTCGTCGTTTCGACCTGTAAATATAGCAGGTCCTTCACCCCGGCTCACCATACGGATAGGGGTGGATTTTATCGTTGTTCTGCTGTTTAACGGTTATGAAGTGTAGGAAATGCTCAGGCCCGACCAGGCCCTTCGCTTTGTGCCCCGAAATGACGCCGGGGTCCACGAATATTTTAAAGCCCGCCGCCTGGACCTTGCGGCAAAAGTAGAAATCTTCGCCGACAAAAGTTCCAGGATTGTATTCGAACCACGGGGGCTCGATAGCGTCTAATACTCTGCGATGGACCAAAAGGCACCCCGCGCCAACGCCGTCGCACTCTATCAAGTCTTCCTTGGTCGAGGGGAGTATAACGGCTTCGCCGCCGCGCAGGTGGTCCTTATTTTTGCGGAGGAATTGCGCCAGCGGATTGACCACGGGTGAGTAGTAATGCGCATCCTTTTCCTCTTTGGCATTCCCCTGGTAGGCATACACGTAGCAATGCGGGTATGGCACGCCAGGGCTTTTGAAATAGAGGCCCGATATCACCGGTAAGTCCCAGCTTAGTAATTTCGTCAAGGTTTGCGGGGCGAAAGTCTGATCCGCGTCCATGAAGAATAGCCAGTCCTTTTCTAGCTCTCTGATGATCTGATTCCGTGCCACGTCGGCGGGCCGATTGCTGATCTTTGTCAGCTTGAGCCCGCTAGGCTTTTCCAGGCCGATGAACGAATAGAACCATTCGTCAGGGATTTGCCCCAGGCAGGGAACGCCCACATGAACCCCGTGGCTGTCCCCACCTTTGACCAGGTCCCCGTTCGGCCTTTCTATGAGGTTCACGTCCAGCGCCATCTTCGTGAAATACTCGGAATGGTCGAAGTGCATCGGGAATATCTCTTGCTGCCCGAAATTCGACCGATGATAGACGAACCCCTTATCCCTCAGACACCGGGCGAGCTCTTTGAGAAGCCCCGGTAGGGCGTCTTTGTGGACGTGCTCGAAGAAGTCATTGGCCACGACGATATCGATGTCCCTGACGCCTTTTAACATCGAAATGGTGTCAATTCCCAGACCGCGGTCGGCAAACCGCATTTCCGCGAAAGCTCTCAGGCGCGGGTTTATGTCGTAATAGATAACGTGGTTGCCCGCGTAGGCCAGTTGAATACATAGCGTTCCCAGGCCCGCGCCGATCTCCAATACCCTTCGGTTTCGATAGGATAGTAGGGGTGCATTCCAAGACTGATAGAGGGGACTTTCGCAGTTCCAGGGTATCAATTCATACAGGTAGAAATCCCCCTGGTCGCGGTAGAAGCGGGCTACTTCCGTTGCCGTCTTCGGGGCCGCCTTTTCCCAGCGCTCAGCGGCTTGTGTTACGTTATACGCCCGCACGTCCTTTAGAACCTCATTGTAAGTCTGGTTCAGGAATCGCGCTAATTCCCTGACAGTATGTTCGAAGCTCACCTTTACCCTCCTTTTTATGGGGCTAGGGGGTAGGAGGGTTTAACCCACCTAGCCCCACTAACTCCCCGAATAACGCTGCGAATGCCTCGCTCGCAACGGTAATCGGCTACTGGCTGACGGCGCCGTATCGCGGGTTGAAACGCGCGTTGATAGCCGCGAACATATTGCCCGTCCCTGCTGCTGGCGTCAATTCCATTCTCAGGTAGCGATAGCCGTCGCTCATCTCGTCGGCGCTGACCTCTACCACCTCGATTTGATTCGTGGTGGCACTCGCGATAGTTTTCGTTGCCAGGAAGGTGGTCGAAAACTGCGTCGAAGTCGTGCCTTCGGCGATTACCGCGGTGACCGCACCGAGCCACTGAGTAGCCCCCGATACCGTGATAACGCCCGCGAAGTTGTGATACTTCGCCATGTCCACGGCCTGACCATTAACGGCCTGAGCCGTTCGATAGGTCGTGGGAACGGGAATACCGTCATCTACCTTTATGTTTTCGTCAAATACGTGCATAGTAAATCTCCTGACGCTTTATTTAGAAAACGGGTCGTCGGCCCATTCCCTCTTACTCGTTACGCGTGCTGGCTCGGTAAGCCCCCAACTGAATTGACTACAACGACAGGGATTGTAGCCACATACCATGCAAACTCCTGCCATTTGTATCACATCACCCCCTTTGGCCTATTTCCGGTTATGACGTGGTGGACGCCAGACACACGTAAGGCGACTGCGTAGAACCACGCTTGGGCGTGAACGCCGTGTCCTGCAACGGCTGCCCGTCCACGCGCTTAACGAACCGCCAGGTTGTCTCGTCGGTGTTGAAGCGGTATTCCACGCTGCGGTCGATCTTCAGGCCCTTGCGGTCCCCGATAACGTATTTATCGAGGTCATAGAGCCCGATATCGCCGACGCTGCCAAGGGCGGCCTGGTGCTCGGTGAAGTATAGCGGAATGCCGAATAGGCCCGTCGGGACCCGCTGCCCCGCGATCATTGCCCACGTTAGGACCGTGCTCCCCAAGTTCATCAGGTAAGGCAGAATGCCCTTATTCCCGACCCAGACCGTCGAGCGCCCATAGAGGTCGCCCTGGAACCGAGCCATGACATCCCCCAGGTCGGTCAACGCTACCTGGCTCACGGTGGCACGGAAGGGCGTTATCAGGGCCCCGCTGTTCATAATGCCTAGCGGCTGCCCTACCCCATTGCCCTGCCAGAAGGCTTCTTCCTCAAACCAAGTGATCGAATCACCGAATAGCTTGATTAGGAGCGCTTCCAGCGCGATCGCGGCGTCCTCTAGCAACTCGTCGGACGCGAAGGTGAAGCCGATTAGCTTTTTGGCTATCAGCTTGATATTGCCGAACGTCGGCTGGCTGAGCGTCTTGGTCCCAGCTTGCTCCGTCCAGTAAGCGATGACGCCCCCGTGAACACTAGAGCTATGGGAAGTGTCCTTTACGGTCGGGTAGTTCAGCGTATCGCTGGTCATGGGCATTTTACGGGCCAGGGGCCGCACAATAGCCGTCTCCAGGGCCACTTGCTCGATACCCGCCGCCCATTGTTCGGGCACGAGGAAGCCGCCTTCCGAATCCACGTTTGAACTCAGCGCCTTCAGGCGGCCGTCGTCGGGGGCCATTCGGTTTTTGTGATGGTCATTGACAGCCCTGAGCCATTCGCCGAAACTCTTGAACTGGTTCACATCTTCGGCTGGGGGATTATCGCCCCCAGGGGGAAAGTGCCTATCCGTGAGCTTCAGCGCCTCTACGGCTTTTTCGGCGGCTTGCCTTGCTAATTCCTTGATTTCTTCTTCGCTCATATTGATTTACCTCCGTAGTTTTCCTTTTGCCTGTTCAATCGCTGCGCTGAGAGCATTGGTGATAATGTCGCGAATTTCTTCACGCGTCAGCGCCTTCTCAGGCTCGTCGGTGTGCTCGGCCGAATCTAGGACACCCTGGGCCAGGCTTTTGATTTCCTCTAGCCGTTCCCGATTGACCCGATTCAGCACAGCGCCGATTTTCTCGGCTATATCAACAGGGATGTCGTTCCCTGCGTCACGCATTAATTCAGCTTGTTGGAAGATGATACGAATTATATTCCAGGCCTGTTCTATAGTATGTCGGCTTAACCCTACCTTAGCTATAGCATCAAATAGGTATGCCATTTCATCTGCTATTGCCGCCTGTGAAATCTCTCTCTCCCGGGGCAATTCCTTCTCAGGAATGCCGCCCAGGGCCTTCCAGGGTGGCTCTTTGTCAAATTCCTCATAATGCTTGGCTAGGTGGGCCTTCGCGCCGGTCTGTTCAGCCTCCGTTGCGTCTATGCCACCTCTAGCTCCCATGAGAACCGCCCCCGCGGCGGCGACACCTGCCCAGACTACGGCGTGCTTATCGCTGGCTAAGTGATGGGGCAATTTGTAGGACCCTTTGAGTTCGGTATCGCCCTGGACGATGGTGCACATGACTTTGAGGTCGTCCACTTCAGCACTGGCTACCTCGCGGCCCGCGTTCCATTCCACATCTGTGCCCGCCTTTGGCGTGCCGTTTGGATGTGCTGATTCGTAAGAGATTGCAGCCTTGGAATCATTGCTTGAAATTGCTCTGCCAGGGCCAGGCCGGTCAACCCGCCGCATTTCCCCACCACACTCAGGACATTTCAAGTCAACACAATGTTCCTCAGTTTCAAGGGTATGACCACAAACAATACACTCGCACGTATAAGATTGCTTGTCTGCTACGCTCGCCTCTGTCGCCACCTCAAAGGTGCCATCATAGTCCTTACAATGGGTCCGCGCCTCGGCGGCCGTCCATGTTTCCTTGTTGTAGCGATAAGCCTGGTCGGTCATCGTATCTTCATCCTCTAGGCGCCCCATGATAACCGAATACTTTTTGCCATCGTGCGTTCGCTCGCTGCGCCTGAAGCTGCCTTCCTGGAAGTCGTCAGGGTCGCGGAGCCGACACGCGTGTTCGTTGGGATAGGGACGCAATACAACCGTCGGGACGACTTCCATAAACGGCGCGATATCGCTGATAATGCCCTTCGCCTTTGCTTCGGCCAGGGCCTCGGGATTCGCCGGCACAGGGCAGCCCGAAAGCTCTAGTAGCTCTTGCTGAAGGTAACGCGTCGGCTGATGGGAAAACCAATTATCGTCTTCGTCCTCTTTGGTTTCGATCGGTTCGCTCTTAATCGGTATAAAGCCGACCGACGTGGCCCGAATGAAGCCACCCTTGTAGAGCTGATAGACGGTGTCCGCAAACTCGTATTCGTGGCGCTCGGCAAACTGGACGTGGAAGCGTAGCTGGCCGTCCTTCGCCCATACCTCTATAGCCTTCCCGACGGGCGGGTCGGTATAATTATGGGCCCACATAAATACGGGGTTCTTCTTGTAGTTGGCCAGCTTCCAGCCCTTGGCCATGATGATATCGCCCTCGCGGTCCTGGGATTCCGTGGACCCGACGAATTCGAGGACCCGCGGCGATACCTCTTTGACTTCAAAGGGTAGTATTTTGACTATCTTTTCCATATAGACCTCCTATATTATGGGTAGAAAGACACAGCGACATTGGGGGTGAAGCGGGATCATTCCGTGCGTCTCCTTCACCGCATATTCTCTTCCATGTAAGGGCGCGCAAATATCACAAGTGCGGCCGTCCTCAGCTGTGTAGAATTCGGCCGTTTCGACGCCCGCGGTTTCATAGCCCCGTAGATTCCCCTCTACGGACGCGGCTATCGTTTCGGTCCTGGCCACCATTTGCGCCCTGACCTTGTTAGCCTGACCGTAATATTCCACGACGCGATTGGTCAGATTCGGAATCGATTCGCCCGCCTCGAATCCTTCTACCAGAGTGGCCCGCAATTGCTTTATCGTCGTGCCGTTTAGCAGTTTCGCCAATTCCAGCGACCGGGTTGCCAGCCATAAACGAGCCCGTTCATCGACTTGCTTACTATCTTGGTGCGGCATCTGCGGCGTAAGCAAGTCCAGGCCGTCCTGATAATGGCGCTCGAATACCCTGGTCAGGATCGGCAGCATTGCTTTGTCGAATATGTTGCGCGCCTCCAATTCGTCGAATAGCGCGTCGTGAGGGTTGTCGCCGGCCCGCAGCCGCCTTATGACTTCCTTTTCCTGGTCGCCCCATAGCTTCTTCAATTCGCTCACAAACCACCGTTCTTCGGCTTCCGTCTTGGCCGCAAAAGCCCTCCAGAAGGCCGTTTTGCCGTCGCTGCTAAGGCTTTTCACGATCGGCCTAAGACTTCCCTTGGCAGGGACCTCGACAACCGAAAACGGAAGGAGAAAACTGCCCTCAGCTTTGACGTCTAGGCCGATCTCCTGGCGCGCTTCTTCGCGGGTGATAATACCCGCTTCGAAGTCCTTACGGTTCTGCTCGCGGTTCGTTTTGACATCTGCGGGCACAGGGTCCGCGAAGGCAAACTCGATACCATCATCGTATAACGGGCATAGTTGCTCGTTCAGCGCTTCCCGTAGTCTTTGGAGGGCGGGCCTGATGGTATATTTGGCAAAGATATATTCGTCCGCCTCGGCCCTGGCCCGGGACCCAACTTCGCTGGCCCCTATCAGGGATTCGGGAATATGGTAAGCCGCCAGTATGAGCTTCTTTGACGCGTTTCGTAGGCCCGCGAAGTCCATATCCTTAGCGCTCATGGCGACGGTATTCGCTTTGGCGCCGCCCCAGAGGAAGCCAGGCTTATAGGCATTGCGCCAACCCTCGTGAACCTCCGTGAATTCGTCGCGTATTCGCTGGCGTTCGTCCTTACCAGGTAATTCGGGGAATTCCAAGAATAGCCGCGGGGTCGCATCATTATAGAATAGCTTGTTTTGATATTTGGCCGCGTGTATCTCCGAATCCAGGTCCGTCGCTATCGCCTTCGCAGCGCCGATTCCTCTATAAGGATTCGCGGGGTTCGGGTTGAATATGTGGATTACTTCGGGAATTTCCAGCCTGACCTTCGTATTGCCGCGTTCGTATTCGTAGTGCGAAATGTATTTCTCGGCCGACGGGATTATCTTCATATAAGACGGCGGGGCCGCCCACATTTCCCCGGGGATCCCCAGGCCGTTCCTTTGCAGGACTATAAAGGCTTCCCCAACCAATTCGATGTAGGTTTCTACCAGTAACAGGAATTGATAGCGGGTCTGGAAGGGATTCACGTGATCCCATAATTCGATTAGCGGGTGTTCCTCGATTTCCTCGTATTCACCCTTCTTGCGCTTCTCATATAAGGTCCATTCCGAAGCGGCGACCGCGTTGGCGATCAGCGAAACGGCACCGAATAACCAGCCGATCTCACCGTAGGCATTGAGATAAGCCTGGTAGTTCCAGCCTGGCGGGATAGCCAGTTCGGTAAACCCGCTACCGCCTAACCGATAGCCGAGCAGTCGCCGCAATGTTTCCTTTACAGCCATGAACCTCCTATACGTCGAAAGCGTAACCGTGGTATTCCAGCTTCCCCATTATGGCATACCGCCGCTCATCCATAAGGTGCGAAAAGGTGTGGGTCGTTTTCTCGGTCAGTTTGCCGTCCTTATCGGGTATGTATCGGTAGTTACGCTGTTCCTTAATCCCGTTCAGCGAATCCTTGGTCCAGTATTGTTTGTATTGCCTGACCTTTTGGTGCCCAAATTCCACGCTGCCAGGGCCCTTCGGCGCGGGCTTGATATTGAAGCCGTAACGCTTGATTTCTTCTATAGATTTGGGTTCGGCAGCGTCGGCCCAGATTTCAGCCTGGGCCTTTTCGACGCCAAGCTCTATCAGCCGTTGCGCTATCATATCGTTTGTCAGGCCCTTCTCGTAGATCAATTCCTGGGAATGTAGCTCGTCGTCTATAATAACGTGTCGGGCGCAAGCCGTAACGTCGGTCGAAAAGCCAAAGTCCAGCCCGTAGAAAACGTCGCCCCGGGGCAATTCGCCTATCTGTTCAAAGTCAGGATAGACCAAGCCCTCGACCTTGCCTGTCCTACCCTCGATGTAGATATTGGCCCAGTTCGGGTCGCGCTCTCCTGCCTTGAGGATCGTGCGGATTTCCTCTGGAGTCACTACCTCTAATGCATCCCGGTATGTCGAGTGTATGTAGCCATTCTCCGGCTGCCCTATCCAATTCTCATGCGCCCAGAACTCAGCAACGGGATTCCAATCGCAGAAGGTGAATAGCCGAGTGCGTACATCGAGTCCCCGAGCTGCCTCCCACGACACGTTGTTAGCCTCATTGATAAATAGGATATCGCGCCGTGGCCCTCTTACCTTGTCTGCTTCATCCGCCCCGAAGAACTCTATCGCTCCCTTGCCGAAGGTATAAAGATGCTCAGTCTTGTTATACCGAAAGTTATTATCCTGGGGCTCATTCAGTATAGTAAAGAAATCCCTTATTGCCCCCTTCTTCAGATGCGGCAGGGTTTCGCTCACTACCGATATCAGTAGCGGCACTTGGGTGTTCTGAGCAATCAATATGAGGATCTGCAGAATGGACCAGGTTTTGCTGGCATCAGTTCCACCCTCGTTTAGTGCCCTGCGAAATCCGCCTAGGTAGGCCTTGAGGTTATCACGATAAACCGATGTGAGAGACCAGCGTACCACCCTTGATGATTCGGAGGGTGAGCTGCTTTGTTTCGTCATCCTTGGCGGTGATTTCATACTTTATCGGCTCTCCCCCTATGCCGCTGACTTCAGCCCTCTCAATATAACCCCGGTGCTTGGCCTGAGTCTTGAGGTAAAAGATGATGGCGGTATTGTCGCCGCCTTTGATGTTCTGATATAGCTTGCTCTCGGCGAAGTCTATCATGTGCTCTCTAGCTTGAATCGAGGCTTGCTTGACCGACTCGAAGTCGTTCATATAGCGCATGATAGTGCCATAGCTTACTCCTGCGGCCGGAGCCGCCAATGTCAGCAAGCCCTGAAATTTATGGATAGCACCGATTATCCGCTCTGCCGTGCGCTCTCTTTTTTTAGTTATACCATTTGTGTTATTTGCCATTTAGCTTCTCCGCCTTTTGCCCTGTGAAGTTTTGCCATCTCTGAATGATGACATCATTTTTATAGAGCTTTAATTCTTGGACGCAGACATTACCCCCCTTTTCTATTCAGCGCATTGCGATGTTCCCGATTCTCTTTCCGTTTCTGCTTAGCGTGCTGTCTTCGCTTTACCTTACTGCTCACTCGTCCCCCGCTTACCACGTAGCAGTTTCACGATTCCGACACCGAATATCACCAGACAGACAAAGCCGATAACACGCCCGAATACGTAATAATGGTGCTCATGCAGCAACGCCTTCAACAATTCGCCTTCAAGGCCATGCCGCGCCCTCCAAAAACAGAATACCTCGCCAAACCCTTCCACAAAGGCGTGCCATTCCTGGTAAGTGTTCATAAATTCACGGATATTCGCCCATTTGAACATCGCTCACCCGCATAGCAGGTCGAGCCGCCAATAATCGTGCGGCAGCCCGACCTTGTCATTCTGTGGCTCTATCGTCTTCACTTCCCCATCCTTGTAATACGTTCCCAGCGCGTGCCCCGCCCGCCCGACCTCCAGCGCCCACGATACCCATAGGATAAATATGGGCATAGCCGCAAAGTCGCGGTCCTGATGTAGCGCCCCGTGCAAGCGAAATTCGAAGTCATCACAATCAAAGTCGGGGTGCTGATAACGTTCCAGGTTCGTCTCGTCGCGTTCCAGAAATGCAAATAGGCGCTGTTCATCCTGGTCGGTCATAGCCCGATAAGTCGCGTCGGCGAAGCGGAATATGCCGCCGACGGACAGCAACGTCGCAATATCTGATAGGACCACGCGCCAGGGCGGAATGTGAAAAGCCTTGATGTAAGCCCGCTTGATTTCCTGATAGGTGAGATCGCCCCTGTTTCGCCGTCTGAATTGTATCATTTTGCCACCTTGTTGATTATGTCCTGGGCCGCCCAGCCGTGGAGGAAAGCCGCCGAGAAGGCATAACCGCTGGGTATTTGAAAACTCGGCAATATCAGCATGGTCGCTATGATGGAAACGAATACAGCGAAGATGAGTGTCCACACATACCGCCCTTCCCATCGCACCTGTTCGCCGACTTTCACCGCGGCGGCTTTCTTCCTGAAGAACGGCAACATAGCGCGGGAAAAACAGCCGAGAAATATGCCGATTGCCGCTATCACTTCGATTTCTGTCATGTTCCCCCCTTAATAGAAAAAGGCGCTGATTAGGCGCCTCCTCCTAAAGCTGTGAATCCAGCCCTTGGCAAAGCCAAAAAAGGATTTAGGGCGTAGCCCGCCCATTCAGAATATAAGGTTATCAGCCATAATTGAGCTTGTCAAGTGGTCGAAAGAACGACCTTTATATCGCTTTTCCGTCGATATTCCCTGTCCTTCCGCCATACCCCGAATCCCCGCGTTTTGCGGCTCGGGCCCGCGACATAATACAGCGCGCTTTTGGCGTCGTCGCTCAGGTATAGCATCTTCTCCCGCTTGTAGGATTCCTCGACGAGTAAGCGCCCGCGCCAGCCCGTGCCAGCCAGGCGGGCGTCTATTTCAGCGATCACTACGGCCGCCTTCACGAAGGCCGCTTCGCTTCTGACTACGCGGTGATGGGCCTCGGGATCCGCGGTCGCATCGGCGGTCGGCCATTCCCCCGCGTGGAAATAGAATTCGTATTTCAATATCCAAAAGATCTGCTGCGGGCACCAGCGGATCTCATGGTAGCCATACCAGTCGTGCCCTGGACACCCCCGCCAGTCCTGGCATTCCCCACACTCGCTGATGTTAGCCATCGCTAGCTCTTTTCCTTTTTTGCCAGGCTTCTAGGAACATATTGATTTTGGGCCAGTGCCAATCACGGAGCCGCACGGCGTGTTGGATCGACAAACCGAAGAACCGCACGAAGGCGTATTTATCGCGCCGTTCCTCGGCCGATTGACACAGGTTCACGAATTTGCTTAAGGGATTGCCCGACGGGCTCAGCATACGACAGCGCTCGTAGGTTTTCCCGTTCGGTCCTTTAGCCATTCTCTAGCTTCTCCAGTTTCCATTTGTATAACTCTTTCAGGTCGATGTAGTCCTGGCGCTTGTATTGCCGCACTTCCTGATCCAGGCGCTCTAGTTCCTCGTCGGCACCCTCGCCGTAAAGCCGTATGATCTGGCGCCGATATTCCAGCGTATTGCCTTTGAGGTTTATATTACAGTTATAACATTGGGCGTGGGTCCCCTTTTCGGAAAATAGCATGGCGTTATGGCGGCCTGGTATGAAATGGCCCGCCTGTAATACCTTCATGTGGTAGCGCTTACCGCAAGTGATACAGAGCGCCCATTGGCGCGTGCCCGTGGTTCTGATACAGTCGGCGGTCCTGACGTAAAGGCTGAACGCGTCCCAGGCGTCACCTTTGAGCTTGCCTAGGGGCCGCGCCTTAGCCTTTTTGAGCGCTTTCATTCGTCGCCCCCTTCTGTTTCGCTAGGCAACTTGTCTAAGGCTTCATAGCTAAGTATGAAAGGCTTTTGCCTTGTTCGGTCTATTGCTTCCAATGCCTCGATGCCTAGCTGCTGAGCCTGGTTGATTCCCGCAAAGGAAGGATTCCCTTTCCGTCTAACATCATCCGCTAGCAGTTTGATTGCTTCCTGTAGTCTCATATTCCCAATCCTTTCTGCAACGCGGCTCGCGTCTCGTTGAAGTATTGCAGCTTGACATGGTATTGGTAGCCCGCGGAATACGGCGGGTTCAGTATGCCTAATTCGGGTATCATCGCGAAGGGGATTTCGAGTATTTGGTTCGTATCGGTGAATTCTAGCCGCCACCAGGAAACGGGCTCGTGCAGCAACCTTTGATAGACGTCATACTCGATCCCCTTCGAATTTAGCGACCTGAATAGGTGCCTTTTCGTCGTGCGCTGGACGAAATAGCCGTCTCGTATTGCGCCGATAGCCTGGCCCTCTACGAATACCCAGTTCTCGCGGTCCTTAGCGGCCACGATTACCTCTAAGGGCTCGCGATCGTCGGCGGGGTTTTCGCCCTCAATATGGGCGTCTAGCTCTTTTTTGTCGATTTGATTCATCTTATCCCTCCTTTCATTCTCAAAGGAATGTCAGCTACTCCTTAGTCTCGCCTGGTAACAGCGGTGGCTTCTCAGCCCTCGAGAATACACGCACAGCCTTGACGTGCCTTAGAGCCTCGATGCCTAGCTGAATCTCCCTATCTATTGTTCTAATTCTTGCAGTAGGATGTTGTTGCCCTGCTTTTAATCCTTTTATAGCTTTCTCAAGTGTCATATTCCTCCTTTCCGCGCCTCTGCTTAGTTTCGCTCCCGTGACCAAAGCTGGCACTATCTTCGGACACTCTTGCCGTACTTGCCGTGGATAAACTTGTCCGGGTCCGCCCGGGCCTTCGTCCCACTCCTCCCGTATCGCTTCCAGTTCTTCAATATGCCCGCGATGTAGGACCATGACGGTTTATCTTGCTTGACCGCTTCCTTGATGGCATCGACGACCCAGGGGGCAGAGAACATCTTGACGGCTAGATCGATCTCGGTCTCCATAGCCTCAGTAGGTTCTCCGATGTTGTTGCGGTAGACCTCTGAGGGGTCTAAATCGGTACTTTTATTGACCTCATTTGATAAACAACTACTACCTTCTTCTTCTACTTCTTCTTCTACTTCTTCTTTAACTTGTTCTTTATCTTCTGAGGGACATGATCCAGAGTTAGTCCTGATTAGATCCTGCGGAACAGGGGGGATTTGCGATGCAGATTCCCTAGATTTATGCAAACCTATTTGATGTTTCTCGAAACTTTGCATCGCCAAAAACTCATTTCCATCAACAAAGTAGCGCAGAATTAAGTTATAATGTTCCAACTCTTTCAGATATTTCTCGATTTTCCGCGCCGGCATGGAGCGCCGGGGAAAGACTATCGACTTGACTGTTAGCGCATCGCCATACATTCTGCCCTCGCAGTCTAGGTGAGGGATCAGCCAGGTGAACAGAAGGCGCGCCGTATCATCCGAGAGCGCGTTCACCTTCTCGTCCAGGCTTATGACCTTGCTTAGCATCCGTCCTCTAGCCATTTTACGAACCCCCTTAGCCCATGCTACTACTTCCAGAATTAGGGTCAAAGTGCATAGCCAGTAGCAAACACCCTATGCCCCCAAACAGACAGAGAAGTATTGCCCACGCTCGACAACTAAACGCAGCCGGTAGCAATCCGCTAAAGAATACAACTGACACGAAGTAGAGAAAACTAGCCATTCTCACCTCTCATAACTGCCTTCATCCGTGCAGGTCTTGTCCAGATCTTGCTCAGCTTGCGCCACTCTTTCGAGTAGTGAATGTATCTGTCCGGTGGCTGATACAGCATGGCAAACGGCTCGAAGCCCAAATGCCAGACATCGCGCAGCCTTTCCTCAGCCTCACTTATGGACTCGTTCCTGAAACAGAGCAGCACAAAGCAGCGTAGTTGGTCCCTGCGGAAGCCGTCCAAGTAATGCCTTGCGAGTCTTAATGGCGTAAGCGCCTCTTTGGTATCGCACGCTAAGAACATGCGCTTGACCCTCAGCGACCTCAGATCATCGGCTATGCTAGTCGTGATGAGCCTTGCATCCAGCCCACCACTCAGTATGATCTGATGCTGTGAGCGCAGCATGTCAAAGACCTGGGCAATATGCGCCCTGCTGCACTGAAGTAGGTTGTTGTCTATGATGTTATTGCCGGGATGAATCTCGACCTCCCTCAGCTTACCTTCGCGCTCAGGGACTAAGCACCAGGGACATTGATTGTTGCATCCCCGGCTGGTGATCGTGACTCCCTGTTTGACATACATGCCAGGAGTGAACTCGTCAGCCTGGCTTCCAAAGGCAGCACCACCTAGCTGCACAAGGTAGTAGTGCTGCGCCCATGCCTCAGCTAAGCGCCTCGCCTCGGTTATGTCCCAGGTAAAGCTACAAGAGACATGCACCTTGCGCGCCAGTGGACGAAACATAGGGGGATCACCCACAAACGCATAGTCGTCCGTTGGAGTCATGTTCGTCCTTCTAGGAAAGACTCTTATCATCACGTCTAATCCTTCTCCATAGCGCCCTGAGAGCGTGCAGAAAGCCCGAAAGCACCCCGGTCTGTGTCTTTCCCCTCATCGGTGGCTGGACTGCGGTTTCTGCTATGCCCATCTTCGACCTCATGCGGTGCTGAGACTTCCGGTTGAGATCACCAGGCTTGCGCCCGGATCTCTCCATCATGCGCCTCTGCACCCTAGACATTCTCCACCATCCTTTTGCGTGAACGCGCAGCAGGGTCCATTCCCAAGTCCGAGGGGAAAGATACAGGAGAGCGCTCCACAACCTGACCAGCGCGCCCTAAAGCCTGATTGATGCGCTTCTGACTGCGACACTTGCTCGCTTCCCTGCACTCTATTCCCAGCAGCCGGGCCGTGCGGTAGTTCTCTTTGGCTCGCGCTCGTATAGCCGGGTAGCTTGGTAGCTCGGTTGCCTTTCGATGCTGAATCTCCGGCTCCGGCTCAGGGTCTTTGCTGCGCACCCCTTGTCGCTGCCGGAAGAGCCGGCACTTGTCGTTGTCACACAGGTAGATGTAGTAGCATCGGTTAAAGTCGCTCTCCATCAGTGGCTTCTCGCACCAGGAGCATAGGCTAGTCGGTGTCAAACTCACTTGCCACTCCTGAATGTATAAACCCACACCCACGGATTGCTCTCCCAAGGATACTTCGGGTTGATGGAGTCCCACAGAATTTGATACCAGCCAATCCTCGCTTGACGAGATATTAGTAGTTGCTTTTCGTCTCTACCTTCAGGAATAGCACCAAGGGGATAACCTTCAGCCACACAATCCTCTGGCGTGATCTCCTGCAATCTCTCAGCCTTCACACCTTCAATGACGATAAAGTGTCGAGCAGCCCATTCGGGCATAAACATTGGATTAACTGTATCTCTTTCCCATCGCCACGAAGCCCTACCAAATTGATCATATTTTTCATCAATAGCCATACGAGAAACACCCGTAAGGTCTGTTAGATAAGTAACATAATCACAGGGCATACTTGGGTCATTGCGTTTTCGCCTTAACCCCTCTTTGATATAGACAGTCTCGCCTACTCGGTAGCGACTATTCGGCACATCTAAAAATGCAGCATGGTTTGGCGTGCTGGGAGCTACTAAAGGCTGTGGCTTAATCACCCTTCTTGTCTGTGTCTTTCTACCCTCAACGATAGCCTGTATCATGTCGGGCTTGAATAGTATTCCTTTCATTTCACCCCCTTTGGCATCTCCTGTCTCAGCCGACAATCTTTATAAAATAGACCTTCAAGTGTCCCTTTACCCGCAATTAGGGGAACAAGGTTTTCCTTCAGGAACACCGGTATCCCTGCCTTGTCCGCAGCCTCAACTATCTCGCGCACCCACTCGATTTTAGGCTGCGCTGTCCACTTGTTGCCCCATGCCATTGTTCTAAGGTCAGGACAGTTGCCCCACTGCCGAAGCATCTGCATTTCCTGATAAGAGCCAGTGCAAGCGCCGATGATGAGCCAGTTGATGCCAGCAGATTTCATAAAAGCACCTGTGTTTCTAATTCTCTCTAATAATGGTTCAAAACTAATATATTTTACCTTTGCTTCAATGTTCGCTAGTTCCGCAACGGCTTCAACATAAGACAGCTCAGTCGTAGCCGTAACGCCGACCCAACAGTTCTCCGGGAAGGGACTCCACTTGATAAGGTTCTGAGGCTGCTTGGTCAAGAGGTAGAAGCGGTGCTGGCGTGATAGCTCGGCCGTCAATAGTATCTGCTGAGTCCAATGCTCAGGTATTCCAATGCCGAATAAATCACCCATATCGCAAACGAATATCCCCTTACTTTGTTTGTTGTCTCTTGGTTCGTATAGCCTCTCTTCCCAAAAGCGTGGGTAGAAGGGGTCGAAAGAGGCTCTTAACTCGCCATCAAACCCACCACCGCCAGCTTCAAAGGGCAAAGGTGCGATGCTCTTATTCCCCAAATACCTCTGCTTCAGTCGCCCGTGGGCTAATTTCCAAGCGTAACAGGGAAATAGTCCACCTAAGCATAAGCCCTCCGGAGTGCAGTTGTTGCAGCCAGACATCGGATTGGAGGTATAGCCCTGGCTGCCGTCAGGATTCTTTACCCATTCGATTCTCGTAGCGTTGATTTCTTACCTCCTTTCTGTCCATTCTCAAAGGAATGTCTTGATGCCGTTTTTCTCCAGTAACTCTTTTAGTTCGGCTTGATATGGCAAGCCATTCAAGTCAACACCGCTTCCAACATAGAGAAGTTCAATACCCTGTACAACACCAGTCTCGCCGTAATCAACAAATCTGGACTCGTCAATCTCTGTGCTATGGTGGTGCCTCACATCGTTTATAAGGACATAAACTGCGTCGGCATTACGGTCATACTTGAATTGCATTTTCCTCACACTCTCTGGAATGTTCATTATTTCTTCAGGGCAAGGGCTACTTTGACCAGCATTTCACCCTTGCCTTGCCTGAGCCACCATACCTCCTGCTGACAGTTGTATGGCATATCGGTGTCAGCACCATTCCTAGACTCAGGCTTGTGCTGGCTCGGTCTGCCCACCCAATTAGGTGTTCCCCTGCACGCCCAAATATTATGACCGACTACGACAGGACACCAGCACACTGGCTCAATCCCCCACATTTCAGTTGATACCTCACAGGATACGTTTAACTTAGCCTCGTGAGTTTAGCCAGCCTTTTGCCCGCCAGTAGCGCCTAGCCTAGCACTTGAGCCTCGGCATCTTTTCTGCTACTTCTCCCTAGGCTTTCCCCTCTTACGGCATGAGGTTTGTGGCTTCTGTTGTTAAGGTTCTCCCTGTAGCGGGGCGGGGGGCTCACCACTCCCCCCGCCAGCTACGAAAAAGGAGGTGAAAATGAAAAGACCGTCAGTATTCGTGTTCATACCTTGAGAATGTCCTTGCGCCAGCTTTTGTTGATCACCTTGTATGGCTCTTTGACATCTGCCGGCACTGGGTATGATGCTCGCTCGACCCACTTGCCTTGGATGAACCAGTCGCCTATCAGGATCTTGTCCTTGCCCTCGACCAGTTTGTTGATCCTCTCGTTCACTTCGTCGTAGCGCTTCGCTCCCGGCTTCAATGTCATATACTCGCTGACGAGTTCGAGTAGCTCAGTATTGTCGCTGATGTCCACTTCCGTGCCGATCCTCTCCGGCAGACAGATATGCTCAAAGCCACAGCCCCGGCAGATGTCCTCGTTATAGGGCATCGGATCAGGTAGTGTGCCGTCAGTCACATGCTTGTTAATCGCCTCTGCCTTCTGCACGAGCGACTCAGCGAAGTCATAGTCGAGCTTCATCCAGATTTCCTTTAGCTCCCCGGTGGACTTGTTCTTGAAGAGGAACAGACCCTCTTCCTTGCCGTCCATCAGTAAGTAGAGGGTCAACTGCGCCGGATACTTCCGCATGTAGTGGTATTTGTGGCGCAGCATGTCCTCGATGCTATTGATGGACTGGAAGGGATGAGGCGCAGCCGACTTGATCTCTGTCGGATACGCCGTCCCATCTATCTGTAGCTTACAATCTATCTTGCCAGTGATTTGATACTTGGCCCAGGCAAACGAGCGCTGCTGTTCAACTATCGTAAAGCCCGCCTCTCTTAAATCCTGTTCTACCAGGTCCTCGACCATTCTCCCCATATCGAAAATCATCTGGAGCCGGGCATTGTGAAGTGTCTTTTCCTGCCACCGTGTACGGTTAAGCACAAGGTATCGCATACAGGCATGTCCTAGTTCCGAAGCGCGGTTAGCGTTCACCGGGTATTGCCGAATCTTCCGTTGTTTCGCTTCCAGTATCTTCTCAACTATCATTCGTCCTTCACCTCGCTTGGTAGCAAGCCAGCCAAGACTGTTTGACTTATATCTCTTGCTTTCCGTATCCGTGTCAGGGCTTGGATACCTAGCTTCAGAGCCTCTAGGAACTCATCTGTAGATGCAAAGTCGCTCTCCATTTTGTAAGTGAGTAGTATCCTAATCCCTTCCTCTAGTGTTAGTTTCATTCCGTCACCTCTCCGTCATAGCTTGGACAGGTCTGGCATATTCGGCCAGACCTTCCAGCCAGCACTCCCACCAAGTCAAGCCCTCTGTATTCCGCACTGCGCCCACGCTGCGGAAACCAGTAGCCAGCTTTACAATGCACCCTCTCGCCCACAGCCCTTGCGTTCATGCAGTCATAGGTCAGTCGGCGCTTCTGCCGTGCCTTGATCCGCGATGCAGTCAAGTCCGATGATACTGGCTCTGTGAATAATGCGCCTGTCGTATCCTTCATGCCTCACCTTCCTCTGGCGCTTGACCCTGAGCCTCTTTCTGTAACGCCTCGATCACCTTTGAGGCTTGTCCTTTGGTGAGCTTGCCCATTGATGTCGGGATGTCTTTCAGCCCCAGAATCTTTGCCACCTTCTCATGCTTCTCTATCTCACCCTCGATACCGAGTCGTTCCTTCAGCACGGCATGAATAGCTTTGATCTGTGGCTCTGTCGCCGGCGCATCGGGCTGTGCAGGATAGGCAGCGCCCTGTGTCTGTGGCTTGCTACCAGTCTGCCCGGATGCTGGCTTGGCATAGGATACTGAGGCAACAGCGCCCTGCTTGACACTCGCATATTGCTCGACATCTTGCCATGTCAGGTTACGAAGTCCAAGCAAGGTAGAGATACCTCTACCCAACAGGTTTGTGTAGGCAGCCTTCATAACATTACCCTTGTCAATCTCTGAGGCTGGCAGTTGCACGCCCTTAGCTTTGGCAAAGAACGGATCTTTGCTAGAGCGAGTCCCGACCTCAGATATGACAGCCCCACCTAAAGCAAACTCCCCGGTATATCTGATGAGGTAGTGTCCGCCCCCTAGATCTTCCTCGACTGGCGGATTGACGCGCCAGGACACTCCCAACCACCGCGCTATCTTCTGTGACCCCGATGCTTGGAGATATGGCTTGCCACCCTCATTCACCCAATCCTGGGGATTGGTGCGACTTAAGCTGCCCTTCCAGATCTTCTCAAAGGCAGCTAGGCGCTCGTCTGCTTGCGCTGCTATAGCAACAAGGTTAGTGTCAGCTATAGCAGCCAGGCTCAACTCAAAGGGACTTCCACCCTCTGATTGAGACTCTTGTTCGATTAGTTCAGTTCCTTTGTCTTTCATAGTTGTCTCCCTTCTTGTTCCTTCGTTGAAACGACTTTCAAATCCTCATGCCCACAGCTCGGGCATATCTGCTCCTCCTGCTGCACCCGGTTCATGTCGGTTTCGTGGAACCGGGCGAAGCACACTTGGCACTCGTAATTCATCACTGCCCCCTTTCTTGGATTCAACTATCGCGTATAAGCACCACAAGCCCATGACCAGGATGCCTATACCTATCCCTGCCACTATATACCTAATTGCTTCCATTTCTTATGACCTCTCTTGCTAGTTCCTGTATTTGCCGGCCTCAACTTCCTTGAGGATATTGTCAATCGTCACCCCTGTTTGGGAGAACCGGGCAATCACCTTCCCGTCTTTGACAAGTTCGAGAATGTGGTCGTCGGGCGCCCTCACCGAGAAGCCCTGTCCGATTGCCTCCGGGCTGAGGATTGACTCATACCCCTTTTGAGTGGTAGAATTACTTTGCATTTATTTCCCCCTTCGGACTGGTTAGCGCCAGTCCTTTCCTTTTTTATCAGCTCGTCTTGCCGGCAGAGCCGGCAGGTTTCAGGCAGTGGCCAATTGCATTTCGTGCAGTCCATTTGGTTATCCCTCTTTGATTATATTCGCTATCTGAGTATGCGAGAGCTTGAACATGCGCCCGAGTTTCCGCAGACTCATACCGCGCCCCCGGTAGCGCACGATATTATCGTTCCGTTTCTGTATCCGCCTTGTTGTCACTTGACCTCTACTCTTTCAGTTTTCACGCTATCTCTTCAGTATTTGCTACAGGAAGAGTAGAACCAAGCCTTCTGATATACACTACCTGCTAGATTGTATGTTTGATAAACCTCGTGCAATACCTGTAATGTATTCCTCTGGCAATGTGGGTAATAATCAACTCTGAGTTTCACTATAACGCTTCTCCTCTTCCTCGCTAGCAATAAGATAAGCCTGATACTCCCTTTCATTATCACAGTCACATTCATAACGAAGATATGATGCGTCATCCCACCATTTAAGCCTCGGTTCTGGTGAGGGGATGAAGGGTATGTGGTCATTAAAGCACTCCTCACAGTGCCAGCGATGACTAATCCAGAACCTACCGCATGAACATTCGATCTTCCAGTTCTCCCCTGATCTCCGATTGACAACCATCTCATGTAGTTGCTTCTCTCGCAGATTGGTGAACGTCTCGCTGAAGTGATTGAGTTCGCCTATCTCTTCTGATTGCATTTCGGTCTCCATTCTTTCATTCTCAGGCCTAGGGACTTATACTTTACAACACCTTTACACCTCTGTCAAGTCCCTGATTTAGCTACGGCTTAGCTATAAATCCCATTCGTTCAGCTATGGCAAAAAGATTTTCTCAGCTACAAAATGAAAAAGACCCCCGGCCTTTTAGCCGAGGTTATCAATGGCAGTTACCAGAGACCTATGCAAAACTAGCCTGAAATTAAGTGAGCTAATGGAAAGACACAGGCGGGTCGGGAAAATGGCCGCCCGGGGCCGCAAAACGGCAAATTAACGGAATTCTAGCGGCGACCGCCGCCTAGTCGCTGCCGTTTTTCCGCTTCAGCCATATCGTCAATTCAATCAAGGCTTCTCGGACTTTGCCGAACGCCTCTGTTTGGTTGCGGCAATCTCGACTGTAATCGCTCAATACGTTAGTCAGCCTGTCTTCATTGAATTTCCTGTCTTCTGACTGGCTGCGCTCGCTGGATTTGCGGTCCTGACGATAGATCAGAAACATGATAACAGCTAGCACACCGGCAATCCCGCCGATTTGACCAGCAAATTCCAATAAAGTCATAAGAATCTCCTCCCTATCATTTCTTGAACCTTTTAACGAAATTGCGGAATCGCTCGATGCCTAGAGCTACCAGTCCAACGCAGAGAGCAATTTCGATTATCAAGATGGGCTTGATAGGCTCATACAGCGTAATATCACCATATAGTGCCATGCAGATTAAGATGAACAGACAGAAACCACCGCAACCGAGCAAGAATGCGTAACTGAGAATCTCTTTAATCACATTTCTCATAGTAAATCCCATTCGTGCCAGAACCGTAATGTCGCCGTGCCAAATGACTCCTCCACTTCATAATACCAGCTCGGAGGGATAACAAAGGTGAAAGCCCATGTTAGCCCAGCATTACCAGCGCTCGTTTGCACATAACCTACCTCCGTTGTAGGTGGAGTGCCACTATGAATCAATGCCCTAACTTTCGTGGTGACAGCGGTCGAGAAACTTACCATTGCTATGCGAATTTTAGTGTTATTTTGATAGATACTGTCTATAGCCCTACTGCCTGAGACTGGATTCGAGGAACAGTCATCCAGCTTATCAGTCTGTGTTTTCAGATACTCCAAGCTACCAGCGGCACCAAGATAACTGTTCCATTGGGCGGCCGTGATGAGGTCGCCTGTGCTTCGGGTTACTCCTGCCGACCATGCCATTATAGAAGTTCCTCCTTGTGTGCTTCGTTTTCACGGCGAAGCTGAGCCACGGTTTCGTCCCGATACCAATTTCTATTCGGCACGGGCCTTTTGCTTAGCAAGTCCTCGATTTGCTTTCGGGCCTTCGGGAAAACCACGTTTCGATACCGGTGCTTATGGTTGCCATTCCAGCACGATTGGCACATGAATATACCCTCCTCCCATACCTTTTCGGCCCCGCCGCATTCACACTTGGCAATCCAGCGGCCGTGATTGACCTCAGCCATGAGCTCGCCATCGGCCGTTCCCGGGTTCAATATCGCATAGCTGGCCAGCAGAGGCGCGACTACGCTTAGTCGATACTGTTCCCAGGTCATATTGAAGTAAGTATTTGCCGTTATCATGTCCTCTCCTAATAGCAGAGGCGGGTCTTTTCGCCCAATTCTCCCTGACCCGCAACGCCCAGCGCCCAATACTGCATACCGTGGACGCTGCTTAGCTGCCAAATGGTTTCCCAGGTATATTTGACTAAATCTATCCTGTGCCTAACGCCCTCAATGTAATAATCTTCGTCCAAGTCCGCTTCGTTTCGCCGTAGCGTGATACGGTCGCTGATCTCACGTCCTAAGACTTGCGGCCATAAGTCGGCCGGGTGGCTTTCGGGCACTATCCGCAGCGAGCGCGTCCGAAAGAACGGGTCTTTGTAGCGTGTTAGCAAAAAATCGGCCTGGTCTTTGGCTTCCGCGTCGGTCGGCACCAATAACCCGGTTTCAGAATGAGAGCGCTTGCCGTATGCGGTTTGGCTAGCGCCATCGCTGGCCAATTGTTGGATGCCGCCTTCGCGCTTCATTCTTACATCGTTATAGATTTGACTGGCCCCATACCTAGGGTTTAAGCCATGATAGGGTTTCTCGCCCGTATCGTCACCAAAGGTCGCCTGGCTAGTCAAGTGTGCGCCCTTCAAGCGGTGATGGCGATCCTCTAATTGCACGTCCCCGTCCCCCGCGATGTAGATAATACCGTGTTCGCTTTTCTGCACGGTCCCCAGATGTTCCCAGGCATTCACGCTCTCCAAGGCTCCCGAAGCTATCATCAGGCTTTGCCCCGCGTCTAAATCTCGGGCACCGGCGGGCCAGCCGAAATGGTCCAGGACGTTGCCGACGCGGATGCCGCTAAGTTCCTGGGCGTAACCCGCGTGGTTTAGCTCATATCGGGCGATATTGGCAGCTAAATCGGTGCATTGGGGTTGCACAATCGGGAAGAGGCCGCCTTTTTGGTCTATCCAGGCGGGATTCCAGTCCTCGATGAACCCCGTGAAAAGGTGATAGGTGACGGCAGAATAGACAGCGTAAATGTTGATCCGCTTATTTGGCAAGACATTCGGGTAGTAAGAGCCCCCTGTGTTATTTGGCCAATAATCCCCGTGCCGGTTATTCAGTTCCAAGTCGGCAATACCGGCTTCCATACGGTTCAATTCATGCTGCCGGCCGCGCTTTATCGTTATGCTGCGGAGGTCACTTGTGACAGCAGTCCAGCTTGGCGCCGCGGCCATCGGGTCGCTGGCAAAGGCTATGCGTAACGTCAAAGTCGGCCACATTATAACTCCAATACGGCATTATAGCGTTTCCTAGTCAGCAATTGCTCGTAGATGATATCGGCAAGCTCGCGCTCAGTTTTGACGCTACCATAGACGGTAACGTTGACCGTATCGCCGCCCAGGCCCGCCTGGCTCAGCGGGATAACCGCTTCGGGTCCCCGTTCGCCGATGATGGCCGCCGTCGGGCCCGTGACGACGCCGCCATGCTGCAGCTTGGTAGAAAACTCAGGAAATTTCCAGCCAATCTCACCGATGTTCACGCCAGGCAGTTTATTGATAAGCCGAATGACCCAATTCAGGCCCTCTATGACGCCATTCACGACAATCCGAATAGGCGTAAGAACAGCGTCAATCACCTGCCAGAATACCGATTTTATCCCGTCAACAAGCCTTCCGAAGAAGTTCGCTATGCCCCTGAATACGCCCATAATGAAATTGCCGACCGCCTGAAATGCGGCCTTGACCTTATCGAAGTTTTTTATGAGCGCAATTATGCCAATAACGAGCCCGGCTATGGCTAGAATGATGAGGCCGATAGGATTCGCTGACATCGCCACATTATGCGCCCATTGCGCGACTGTCGCCGCTATAGTTATGCCCTTTAGTATGCCAATCAATGCGACTATCTTGGGCAGCACAATCAGCATAACGCCCAGCACGGCCGCCCCCGCCAAAAGCGCAACAGTGAGCTTTGGGTGTTTTTCAATCCAGGCACCAACCTTTTCTATAATAGGTGTTAGCGATTCCATCAGTTTTGACAGTATGGGCAGAAGGGCGGTCCCGATCGTGATAGCAATATCCTGGAATTGTGCCTTTATCTTAGCGAATTTGCGGGCGGTCGTTTCCTCCATCTGGTCGAAGGCATCCGTGGCCGCACCGGCGGCGCCAGCCATAGCGTCCAGATCGTCCTGGAAAGTCCGAGCATTATCGCCAGTGAGAGCCAATACAGCCTGTAAACCCTCGACAGACCCGAACATCTTGCCTAGCATTTCATTGGAGCCACCCGATGCTTCAGTCAGGGCATCCAGTGCTCCCGCTAGCCCCCTTTCGGCAATAAGGGCATCACCAGAGGCATAGCCTAGATCTTCGATTGCTGCCTTCATTTGGTCGGTTGGCTTAATCATGGCCTGAATTGCCTGTCTTAACTGTGTCGTCGCCACTCTAGTAGGCACACCCTGCTTTGTCATTGTAGCTAGAGCGGCCGAGACTTCTTCGAATTTGACTCCTACCGCAGCCGCCATTGGAGCCACTTGAAATAGTGATGCCGACAATTCCTCGAAAGTTGTCTTGCCGCCCTTGACCGTAGTGAACATTATATCGGCTACCTTTTGAGCCGAGCTCACCGGTATCTTGAACGCATTAAGAACTGTGGTAAGTCCGTCCACAGCGGTTATCGTGTCTGTAACGCCGCCAATAGCGGCCTTAGTTGCTATCTTCAGAAAGTCCACGACATTCTCTTTGGGAATACCAGCAGAAATTGCCTGATAGAGTGCCTTGGCCGAATCGGTCGCGCTGACCCCTAATTCCCGGGCTACAGTCTGAATCTCTTTTGAAAAAGACTTGAACTGGTCCTGGCTCAGCAGCATCATGGTATTGACTTCGCGCAT